CTGAACTTTCTGCAGTTTGTTCTCAGTCTGAAACTTAGGAAGAATCTGATGCAGAGCAATCAGACTTTCATTCAGAGGAGTTCCAGAAAGATACAAACGACTTGGACAAGAATAAGGACTATGATAAATATTTCCAAAGTATTCAGCAAGACGCCAAATATTAAGCATTTGACGCTCCAGTTCATTACCAGAAACTTTACTGGTAATAAGGTTCATCAAAGCAAAATCATCATCAACACAAAGCAAACTCTCTTTTCGCTCATAGTGAGGGGTACGATCTACTGCCATACGTTGTCCAGTTTCATAATCATATGAACCTCGGCGCCACTCTGAAGTGAAAGCATAAACCTCAAATGGAATAGAAACTTTCTTACAAAACCACACCAGATTGAACAGTTGCTTACAAGTATCCAGAAGAACATTTGCCATAGAACCACTCCAATCCAGAATAAAAACCAGTCCGTGATTTTTACCATCAGGAAGCACAGATACTTTCTTGAACAGATCCTCATTGAACTTGTAAGTGTGAAGACGCGCAGTATCAAGAACTCCAGTACGAGCAGTAGATGCACGAGCATATGCATCCGCAGATTTACGACACTCAAACTCTTTTACCAGATAGTTCACTTCCTTTTGAGCAGAAAGTTTGAACTTACGGAACTCAGCATCAGTTTCTGAGAAGAGGTTCACTTCAGGATTACCTCGTTCTTGCATAAGAAGATTGTAAGAGTTCTGCTGCTGATTGAAAGAACTATCAATCTCTTTATGAACATCAGAGTTCTTACCAATAATCGTTTCCAGATTAACTTTAGGAACTTCTACATAGACATTATCATATCCATTTTTGTTTGCAAGTTGACGGATTTTATCCTCAAGTTTGTCTACAGTACGAACTTCAGGTTCTTCCTGCTGACCAGTAGAAGTCGGCAGATTATCACCCGTTTTATTTACAGGTTGCTCATTTTCTGATTGATTTTCAGAACTGGTTTTATTATCCTCACCTTCTTCTTCAGAGTTTCCTTCCTGATTTTCAGTAGGATTTTCTGTTGCAGAAGTAGAGTTTCCCTGATTTTCTTGAGTATTAATATCGTCAACCTTTTCTTGTTCCTTTTCTTTCTTACAGTACTTATAAAGTTCTTCTGCAGCAATCAGAACATCTGCAAAGGTTTCGGATACTGCAATCAGATCAATAATCTCTTTCTCCTCAGCAGTGAAATCCAGAGAAACAAAGTTTCCTACCTTGAAGTAAAGATTTGCACGGTCAGCAAGGTTATATGTACTCAGATCATCATCTTTCAGAGAGAAGAAGTCTTGCTCATTCAGTTCCTTATACCCACCGAAGAAAGTTTTAGCAAGACCAGCATACCTACGCTTCATTAGTTTCTCAATGCGGGCATCCTCAACCACATTTACAAACTGCTGAGGAACTTTTACAGTTTCAGTCCAGTCTTCATCGGGAGTGAAGAGTGCGTGTCCAACTTCATGTCCCACCAGCATATCATATACGCCATTAGAAGCACGCTCCCAGAGAGGAAGGGTAAGAACACGGGTATGAACGTTAAAGCAAGCGGTCTCAACCTTTTTGTGCTCAACTACAAGGTCTTCAGTCGCAAGCAGTTTGGCGAGTTGGGACTTGATTTCGTGATTAACGGCCATCGGAGTTCGTTTCGTATGAGACCATTATACGAAAAAAGGAGGTCCGAAAACCTCCCAGTGGACAGTTTGAGAAGTGGTCTCAATGCTCTCCCATCGCTTTTTGCTTACGGAGTTTCTTAGGATTTGTAGTTTTGATTTTGACTTTATCTTGGTCTGCATAAGTGCTGACATTCATTTTTCTTGTACTATCACTAATCCCAGTTCTCCAATCTGCTTCTGGTTTTGGATTTGCTCTTTCATCTGCTTTATTAGCAAGTGATTGGTAAGTTGCTTTCCTTTTAGGAGTTTGTCCTTTTCTCTGATTAGCAAGTTTTTGTGCTCTATCTGCAACATTTTGTGCAGCACCTTCATCAAGCATTTCTTCAACAATACTCTCTCTCCACTCTTCACTCATATTCACCATAATTGCTTCTGCTGCTTGCTCAGTATCAGCATAACCCTCATCAAGAAGGTGTGAGAGAATGATATCGTAAATATCTTCCTTTATACCCATTCTTTTCCTTGCTCTTTGCTTTTCTTGCTCACTTGCGGCACGAACTCCTGATAATACTTGTCTGTCGTATTTGCGCTTACTTTTTGGTAATCTCTTTGGTCCTCTTTCGTAAGTACCACCACCAAGAGTTTCTTGACTACTTGCTCTTTGTGAAATTTCTGGAGTTATGAGAGGTCGTCCGTGTCTCTGATTATACTCAAATCTTCCCCCCTCTCTACCCTCAACAACTTCCAAATATGCTTCTTGAAGACTACGAAAATCTTGTGCGTCCATTTTTACAAATACTTTTTAGTTATTTATAAAAAAGAAGCGTCTCTATGATTGAGACGCTTCTTGAGTGATTGTCTTCGTGCTTTTGCTTGTCGCAGTGCTTGTGGTTTGAGTTTTCGTTTCTGTTCTTTTTTGGAGTGATGCTTCCAGTTTGGGACTTGCATTTGTCTTATTCAATCAGGACACTATATGCGAAAATCCTTTAACTTTCTCAAAACGGTGGACAGTTTCAAATTTGTCCTCAAGACCCGTTTTGTGTGAGATTACAAAAACATTCGCATCCTTGATTACATAGCGAATGATTTTGAGAAACTCATCTGTCCCAAATCCATCAAGAGAACTATCAAACACTTCATCAAACAATATGAGATTGGTATGAACTGAATTCTTGAATTTTGCTACTTCTCTCCAAGCAAATACAAGAGCAAGATTTATTCGTGCTTTTTCACCTTCACTAAAGGAAGCATAGGAAAAATCTTCGTGAATTGGAGACTGGACGGTTTCGTTAAATTCCTCATCAAGTGTGAAGTTAATGTAGAAGTCCATCATTTGCAAGTAGCGATTGACTTGCTGATTGATGAGAGGCAGATACTTCTTAATGATTTTGGTTTTTACTCCACCGTCTTTGAGCAAACTATACGAAAAATCGTAGTAGTTGATTGTGTCTTTTTTAGAAGAGAGTTCGTCGTATGTAGTTTTTAAGTTCTCTTTAAATTCCTCTAATTTCTCATGTTCAGTATTTCGGTTTTCAAGCTGTTCGGTAATAGTTTGAATTTCATGCTCAAGATCTCTGATTTGTCTTTGGCATCCAGCGATCTTAGTATTGTTTTGAGAAATGTCATTTGTGAGTTTTAAAATCTCCTTGGAAAGAGTGAGGAATTGACGCTCTCGGTCCTCTTCTTCTTTAATTGCCTCCTCTAGTTCTTTATAACCAGATTGCAACTCTTTTGCTTTAGATTGAGCGTCGTTAATTCTATTTATTCTAAAGGTCTCTTCAATAGACTGAGTGCAGGTAGGACAAACCGTATTTTCTGTAAAGAACTTATGTTCCTTTGTAATGGTAGATACTTTTTGGGAAATTTTACCTTTCAGTGTTCCAAGTTTTTTAAGTTTATCCCCAGCACCAACATATTCTCCAACTTCTTTTTGCTTTTCAAAAATACCTTCCTCAAGGATTGCACTCTCTCTCATAAAAACTTCCACTTCCTTATCCAAAGTAGAAATCAATTGGTTTTTCTTTTGAATATTTTCCTTTCCACGATTTTCAAGTTCACTAATAAAGTTTTCTTGCATTTTAAGTTTATCTGCAAGAGATTGCTTCTTAAGATCTAGAACTTTTATCTCATCTTTTGATTGACGAATCTTCTCCTTGATAACCACATTCATAGAAGAGAAAATCTTAATATCAAGAAGATCCTCAATCACTTCTCTGCGATGAGCAGCAGAGAGTTGCATAAAAGGAACAAAAGTACTTGAACCCAAAATAACGATTTGAGTGAAAGACTTAAAGTTCATTTTAAGAACATTCTGCTCCAACCATTTTTGCTGGTCCAGTGCAGCAGAAGACTGGTCCAGAACAGAACCATTTCTCCAGATTTCAAATATCGCGGGTTTAATTCCTCTTACAACTTTCCACTCAATATTACCAACACTAAACTCAACCTCAACTTTACAATCCTTTTCATTTACTGAATTGACTAGTTGTGGTTTATTGATTTTGCGAAACGGTTTTCCAAACAAGGAGAATGTAAGAGCATCCAAAACCGTACTCTTACCAGCACCATTTGTACCGACAATTAAATTAGTTTTGTTTTTAGTAAAATCAATCTCTGTATATTGATTACCAGTACTTAAAAAATTCTTGTATTTTATAGTCTTAAATAAAATCATAGTCAGTGTTTGGAGGAATTACGATATCATCAGGTGTAATAAGTGTGTATTGGTATCCGTGCAGATCGCAGGCTTTTATCATTACTTCATCTTCAATTTCAATCACATGCATCTCTGGATATCCATCTTCTTCTAACATCATAGCATATCTTGTTGCATCATCCTCTTCCTGAAAGAGATATAAGATATGTTCTCCTTCATCATCTATTACGGAATATGCGCCTTCGGTTTCTCTACCATTAATTGTTAGAATAAACATTTAAACTAATTCACATGCCTCTTGATATATTTCTTGCATCATCTTTTGAATAATGGATTTATCAAGATTGATTTCTGCCTCCTCAATATATCTATTCAGAATAGAAATCGTATCTTCGTTTTCAAATGCCTCAAAGTTTTCAGGTTCCTGAATATCAAAGTTTTCAATAATCTTTAACTCTGCAATATTGGATGCATAGAGTTTATCAATAAACTTCTCAAACTTTTTAGTATCAGATTTCTTACGAACAACAACCTTTACGATTTTGTTCTCATACTCACGAGTATCAAAAGTTTGATAGTTAGTATCCTCATAATAAATGTTATAGAACATCTTATAAGGATTATCAATTGGAGTATGCTCTAATGTTTCTGTATCGAAGATTGTAAACCCGCGAGTATCATTTACATCCGTCCAGTAAATCTCATAAGGATTACCGAGATAGAACACAGTTCCATTATTAGAACGAGTGTGGTAATGACCAGAAAATACCTTTTTGAAGTTCTTAAAAAGATTTGCTTCCAGTCCATGTTCCATTACGATTGAACGATTTACTCTAAATCCTTGAAGTTCAAGATGACCCATTGCAATTTTTGCTTTGGTTTTTTTAATCATCTTAAGTGACTGTTCTTCATTCTCCATACAAATCCATGGAAGAAGAAGAATATTAAGATTTTCGACTTTAATTTCTGTTGGAGAAGAATAAGTTTGAATATTTGGATAATCTTTTAGTAGAAGTTGTGGTGAGTTTGTATTGTTTGTATTCTTGTAGTAACTATCATGATTACCAACAATCATATGAACCTTATAGTTTTTAAGAGGTTCAAATACAACTCTTTTTGCCCACTCTAAACTTTGATAATCAATTGACTTCCGACTATCAAAAGCATCTCCCATGTGAATAACAGTTGTAATCCCGTACTGTTCTAGCGTCGGGAAAAAAATGTTTTTATAGAATTGCTCAAAATAATCATGAAAAAGTTTAGAACCCTTACGAGCACCGTAGTGAGTATCTGTTAGAATGGCGACTTTCATTCAATAACGAAGTTTCGAGTGAATATTATCCTTGATTGAATTATAATCGGAATAGTTCGCTCCGTCAATAGTGTTGTCGTCTCCAAATACTTCAGAAAACCCAGAACGCTCAAGGATTTTGTTTTTGATTTCTAACTGACGCTTTTCTCTTTGGATTCTGCGGAGGAAAGCATAGTGAATGATTTGTGTAAAGTATGCAAAAGGATTTTGTGACTTCTCTGGATTGAAGTTATGAATATACTGGACGCAGTTTTCAATACCATCAGAAATCATGTCTTCTTTAAACATGTAATTTACAAAGTTTGGTTTAAAGGAAAGATGATTTGCAATCTTCAGGAAACACTCTCCAATGTAGCGGGGAATGGGAGGTTTAGTATCCCAAGTTTTTGGGCGATCTTCTTTTGTTATTTCTCTACCATACTTCTTAATAAAGGTTATCTCAACATCTTCACGATACTTAGTAATAGCGGCAAGAAACTCTTTATTGTTGACGTAATGCTCTGACCTCTTTCTCTTGGTCATGACTGCTGTGGTTATCATAAGTTTTTATCATTATTATGTAGATATTATAACACTTTCAGAAATGCTTGACAAGGTGTTGAAATATCCGTATAATTACCTTTGTCGAGGTTGATAAGTTATAACTTTAAGTTTTAAGAGCTCTTAAAGATCTTTTCTAAAATCTCTTTAGCATCATTGACGTTAGAGAGATATCCCATTCTACGATTAATTTTAGATTGACTATTCTTTTCTTTATTTGATTGTCTCATATAAGATTGATACATCATTATCATCTCAATATCATATGATTCGGATAAAGTAAGAACATCTTCCAAATCAATAACAAACATATCCTCTGTGGTAGTCTTTAACCAAGGTTCTATCTTATATCCAACGGTTCCTACTCTGCCCTTTATTTCTGAAATAACAATAGGATTGGAAATAATTAAAATAGTTTTATCCTCTTCCTCAGAGGCTGCTACTTTAGCAAATATTTCTTCACCTGTTTTAAGTTTTACTGTTGCATAAAAGTCTTCTTCAATTCCCATTTTTCTTAAGTTGTATAGTGATTATTTCGTAATTAAAGTTTTCCTCATTATAGATTTTAATTCTTTCAATCAAGTGATTTAAAGTATAATTTTTTCTTGAGTTGTGAGTGCAATCGTCAGATATATCATAAAGAACTGCTTTTACTTTGTTTGTTCCCTTTCTAAGAACTCGTCCAATTGACTGAAGATTTCTAATACGTGATTTGCTTGGTGATGCGAAGATAACATTATGGAGATTTTTAATATTGATACCAGTACTAAAAGTTCCATAAGATGCTACAATGATTGCATCGTTTTCCCTTTCTGTAATTTCTCTAACTAATTCTCTTTCTTCGGTATCAACCCCACCATGAATAAAAAATACTTTACGATCACCTCGCTTAGTATTATTTATCTTCTCATATAAAACTGCTCCATGTGCTTCTACTCTTGAAAAAAGAACAAGTGTATTTCCCTTCAAATCAAGTGAAAGATTTGTAATAAATTTATTTCTTTGTTCGTGTTGAATGAGATACTGAATTTCATCCTCATAGGTTTCAAATTTTTGTGGAGGATGTTTGAGAACAAGGCATTGAATATCTAACTGAGAAATATGTCCTTGCTCCATTAACTCATAAGTTCTAGTGACCTTATAAGATGGTCCAAATAATCCCTCAAGAACCCATTTATGAGTTTGAGTTCCATCTAAGGTTCCAGTAAATCCAAAACGATATTTTGCATGATGAAGTTTAGTCATAATATCAATAAGTGATTTACTCTTAAATAAATGAGCCTCATCTCCTATAACTACATCATAATCTTCAAAGAATGAACGTTCTAGTTTATAAACAGACTGCCAAGTTGTAATCGTAACGGGATGTTCATTTGTTTTTTCTTTACCCGAATAGATACGGTGGCAATATGACTCAGCATCCCAACCATAATCTTGGAAGTCCTTATACATCTGTTCTACCAGCGATGTCGTTGGAACAACTAAAAGTATTTTGCGATTCTTATCTAAGTGATACCTTACAATCGAATATATCATCATCGATTTTCCTGAGGCAGTTGGACTTATCAGCAATTTACGATTATATCGTAAGGCATCATATACTCCCTCAACTTGATATTTGCGTGGCGTATGACAACAAATTGAATTCATATAATCATTGACGCCTTCGAAGGATACCTCCTCATTAAGTTCAAAAGGTAATCCGTAAAATTTATTTTCTTTAAATTCGTATGTGTAATTATGAATTTTGAGTTTGTCGATAACCTTATCTAACAAACCAACGTAAATTTCTCCAGTATGAGTACTTAACAGTCTAATTTTACCGTCCCAATATCTACTTCTATACTGGGACATGAATTTTGCAGATTCAACTTCAAAAGTAAAGTATTGTTGAAGTTCATATAAAATATGCGGTTCACAGTGCAATTTAATATAAACTTCATTTTTCTTTTCAATGATTACATCACTCATAGTATTATGATTACTATGAATATTTATTTACCCTAGTCCAGACTGAAAACGAATAAAATCTATAGAATTTTTAATTTGATATGTTCTATTTGATATCATCTTAAGAATACTGTCAACATAACACAACATTGTTTCATAGTATTCAATCTTAAGAACTACTTGGGATAGTTTCTCGTCCGAATCCAAATATCCTTGAAGAGTCTCTTTATCACGGATCTTTTTAGGAAAGGGATTATCCACATAAACCTCGGGATCTGCTTTTCCTGTAAAATATTCATAACGTTCGTGTCTTATTTTTTTCTTCTGAAGTTCTGCTTTCTTTTTTAGTAAATTGATCGTATTATACAAATCAAAATACTTTGAATGTAAAACGGGAATATTTAAAGACTCTGTATGAAGATTATCAATATCTATCTTTGAATCTGTTTCCCACATCTTTTGAATTGTATCTAAATCAATACCCATATAGTGGTTTTCCTTCTAAGTCAATAATATTGTAAATAGTATACTTGAAACTTACGTCTGCTGTAAAGTATTGTATATCTGTATCCGTAGCATCAAAGGTCACAGTAGATAATGTGTATGGAAATAAATCTTGAAATCTAATCTGAAAGTTTGGTATCTGACTACTAGTTAATACCTGCAAAGTTCCGTCAGAATATATGTTTTGTCTATCTTGTGCATAATTTCCACGAACTAATCCAGATCTCTCTAAATCGTCAAACTGACTTAATTGCTCCGGAAATCCAAGTCCACGCATCCAATTTTGAATTTCCATATAATTTTCAAGATTCTCATCAACAAGAAATCTTAAACTTAAGTCACCAAATTGAACCATATCACCGGGAGTTGGTAACATGTTTGTATATGATGGTTGAATAGCAACTCCAAGAGTTATATCTGGAATATTTGCTTGATTGCAGAAAAAAGCGACTTTAGGTGTTCTTGTTAGAGTAAACTTAAATCCTGTTGGAGATAGAAAATTTCTATTCTCAATTTGACCTTGAGTCATGATTTTTTTAAGTATTTAGATAAAAAAAGAGGGTCCGATTGGACCCTCTGAAAATCTTATGTGAAATTGATCACATAAGGTTCTTAACAGCAACTCTTCTGTAGTAACGGTTAGAGTTGGTCTTGAGTGCTCCGAGACCCTGATCGGTTCCTTCTGCAAATGGGTTTGCAACGAGACCATAACGGGTCTTAAAGCCGATCTTGGGCTGGAAGGTGTTCTCACCAACGGCACGAACCATTTGGAGAGGAACATATGGACAGTAGAAGAGACCTGCGTCATAAGGTGAAGAACCCTTATAACCAACAACATAGTACTGATTACCACCTGTTGGAGCAGCGTTAGTAGATGAAGTCAGGTTAGCAGCATATGGGTCAATGTAGACGCGGAATTTGCCCATCAGAGTACCAGCAAAGGTGTTGCCGGTGTCGTCTACGGTGAGGTTAGCGTTGAGTGCTGGGGTGTAATCCAGAACGCCAGCCATGGTTAGAGCGGAAGCAACGTCTGCAGAGCAGAGGATGATGTTGCCCTTTCCACGACGAGTTCTCTGAGCGATAGCGTTAGCATCACGCTCAATCTGGAACAGAAGACCCTTGAACTTCTCAACTGACCAACGACCATTGGAGTCAACATCGAGGTCGAATACACCAGCGGTAGCAACGTTCTGAGAAGCACCCTTCTCGGCGGTCATGTAGATGGTACGGATGACTTCGCGGTTGATTTCAGCAAGAATCTCAGTTGAGAGAATGTTTGCTAATTCCGCTTCAGCATTCAGACCGTGGATTGCCTTGAGGTCCTGAGCGAGTTCTAACGAATACTCAGCCTTCAGAGCGCGTGACTTTGCAGTAACGGTGACTTTCTCGATTGAGAATGCCATTTGGTTGAAGTCATGACCAGATGCACCCAGATTTTCTGAATCACCAGTCTGCATTCCTTGGCCAACGTTGAACTGACCTGCAGGTGATGCATTCAGAACTGATGGGTTATCACCTCTCTGAGTGGTCGTACCAATGCCAGCATTGGTGCTACCAAATCCAGCAAGGGCAAGAGATGAATCTTGACCTGAGTATGCAGAATCTACTTCATTGTAGAAGGTTTCGGTTCCGCTCTGGTTGGTGTAACGTGAGCGCATTGCGAAGATAAGTCCAGTAGGACCACTCATTGGTTGAACGCCTGCAACGTCATAGGCGATCAGGTTAGGCATCGAACGACGGATCAGTGAGATCAGTACGGGATCGAAACCTGCGGTAGGACCACCAGCGGCAGAACTACCAGAGAATCCACCAGCACCACCAACGGCATTGCCGCTGTTGGTTGGAGACTCCATGAGCATACTCATGGAACCGTTATCGAAAGCGGATTGCTCTCTTAAAAATTTTTCTTGGTTTTCGAGCAGGACAGCGGTAACAGCTCTACGATGAGAATCTTTGATTGAATCAAGACCCTGATAGTCTAAGAGAGGTGCCCACTTTTCCTGCAATTGCTCTGAATGGAACATTTGCTTTTTACCTTTTTACTAAAGTGCGTTTTTTTGTGTTTGAATTATATTAAATTCAATTATTTACTAAATGCTGAGAGTGTCTTCAGATAAGCAGACATTGACTGCGAGTATGACTCATGAGCAACACTTACTCCTTCTGAAAGAGTATCAGATTTAGTTGAAGGAGAAACTACTCTTGAAGGGAAATATGATTCCTTCAATGTCTCCAGTTTTTCACGATATTCTTCTTCACTTTCAAACTCAACACTTTCGGCAAGTGAAGCGAGCTTGTCTCTCTGAGTGTCTGCAAGACCATCAGCGACTTGTTCAAAGATTCCATCAGCAACCGACTCTGCGAGACGCTTGTTAAGGGAAACGTTTTTCTCAATTTGCTCGTTGAGTTTTGTCTCCATGTCATCAAGTTTTTCTACCATGCTCTCAAGCACATTATATTTTTCTTCAGGGATTGATACATAATGTTCTTCAAAAAGACCCTTCATTCCAGAAAGGAATGATTCGGTCATTTCTGTCTTAAGACCTTTTTCGATGGCGAGTTCATTCTCGACCATCCACTCTTCTGCAACATACTCAAGGTATGCATCTACACGCTCTGCAAGTTCAGTCTTAATTTCTTCGACTTCCTCTGCAAGAGCAGCAGAATACTGCTCCTCAAGAGTTTCCTTAATTTCAGAAACTTTTGAGCGAAGAGCAGCTTCGAAGATGGTTCTTGCTTTTTCTTGGAACTCTTCAGAGAGCTCTTCGCCAGCAAGGAGAGCATTAACATCTTCTTCGATGCTAAACTCTTCTTTTACTTCTTCCTCTTCGTCCTCATCCTCTTCATCATCTTCTTCTTTTTTACCTTTTTTCTTGCCGCCCTCTTCTTCGTCTTCTTTTTCCTCTTCTTCCTTAGCGGCTTCTAAGAGTTCTTCATCTTCATCATACTCTAACTCTTCCTCTTCCTTCATACCCTCAGCAGCTGCAGCACCTTTGTTTACAACATCTTTAACTTGCTTTAAAGATGCTCCAGGTGTCTTAAGTTTTGCTGAATCATCATCGGACTTATAATTTTCTGGTGTTGGTCCACCCAAATCTTCCCATCCACCAGTTTGACCGGGAGTAGCACCCGACAAACTTGGCATTGCATCCGCTGCTTTGGCATTAGCATTAACAGCGGTTCTGGATTGCTTTGTGCCTACTTCCATTTCTTGTAAATCTCCACGAGACATTTGAACTCTCCGTTTAACCTTAAGTTATAAACTATATTTATTTATAATTTAATAAATTACAATGAATTTAAAAACTCATTGAATAAACTCAACTTATACTCTTCAAGTAGATTTTCATCTACAAGAGTATTAACTCTCTTATAAGTTTTTTCTGCTGCTCTCTCTTTTAAGATGCCTCCATCCCAACACCACTCCTTTCCTTCCATAATTCCTTGAACAAAAGCATCAGGTGCAGAGGGATCAGCAACAATATCAGCAGCAGTTGCGAGCATAAAATCTTCGCCAACTTCCATATAACCCGCAGGATTTTGTCTAACAGAACCAATACCGCGAGAAGAAACTCCAAGAGTTACTCCTTCTTTTAGAAGTGACTCTGCAATTTTTCCCATTGGTGTAGAAAGAATTTGTGCTTTTCCAATAAAGTCATTTCCTTTTTGCTCAAGTGAAACAATTTTATGAGAAACCCGATCAAGATTTACAGTTGGTCCGTCTGGATGACCAAGTTCTCCAAGAGCACGACCTTTACAAATATATTGCTCAGCATATCTTTTTACCTCACGCTCCATTACATCTTTGCGATATACTCTACCATTACGATTTTTTTGTTCGGTTTGAAGGAAAGGTCCTTGAATATAAAGAGTCTTCTTACCGTTGACCGTTTCGATAAGAACTTCTACTGATTCGATTTCTTCGGTAATAAGTTTCATTATGCTTGTCCTGTGATTTGTACTTGTTGGAAATGAAGTGTTCCTGAACCGACTCCGTATGCAGAGATTTTATTTGAAACAACAACTGATGCATCTGCAGCAGAGAATGCTGTTAAAATACCACTTGAGTTATAATTAACAGTCATTCTTGTAGAGAAATATCCATCAAAACCTGCAGATGTATCAATCGATAAGACTTGTTGGTGAGTAAAATCATAATATGATTGACCAGTAGCGGTCAGAGTTACATAATCACCAACTGCAAATGGAACTTGAGTTCCTTCTGGAACAATAACAATCGTTGTTGTCCCTGTTGTTATACCAACAACTCTGTTTGATGCTTTAGTTAGACCTAGAGTTACAGTATCTCCTGCAGGAACATAATAATCAGCAGTGGTCGCTGCTGGAGTAACTCCAATTGCGACATGTGCAGAACCACCAACTGCAACCACTCTCAAAACACTAGATTGTACCGAAAAAGCAGATGATGTTGTTGCCGCACCTGCAGTGAATGTAAAGGAGGAATTTACTCCAACTGGTCTATGAGCCATTATTTTATTAGATACACTTTTAGTTATTTATTATTTTTATAATTACCTACTAATTTCTTCCCAGTCAAGTGAAG